ACAACCTATGTTTTTGCCCTAAAAATCCATTATAATGAGTACATACAGGGAAAACCACTATGAAAACCACACCAAAAGAGAAAATGATTATCAACCTGATGGAAGAGGTCATTAACATTCTATCAACTTGCAAATTAGATGACCCAGAGTTTGCGATGTATGATGTAATGAAAGATGCAGTTGAAAAAGAAGTCCGTTATCCCCTATACAATTAATCATGTCAGAAGAAAAACTCACACACTACACAAAAACATCATTGAGAGAGGAATCAAAACTCTATCTACCAACAATCAGAGAGTTCTATCCGCACCTTGATGGTATGTTGACAGACCGCATTGCGAAGTATTGTGCAATCTATTCTAAGGGAACAGATAAAGCATCCATACGTCAGGCAATCAATGACTTTGAAGAAGTATTCGATCAGGAGTTAACACAATGAAAAAATTTATCATTCAAGAAAAATTTGTAGGTTATGCCGATATAACCATTGAAGCAGAAACCGAAGATGAAGCAATCTCACTCTACAATCGTGGACATTATAAAGATTGTAATTATGACATTGATGATATGTTCTATGACTATCAGTTTTGCGATATAAGAGAAGAAGAACCAGTAAACCATTATCAGGGTGCATAACATGAAAACACCTTATCAAGAGTGGACAGAGGAAGTACTCAACACATCTATAAGACTTGGAAGTATCAAACCACGAAGCAAAGTCCACAAATACACCAGAGCAACTCAACATGGTAAGACAATCGTTTGTCCACATTGTAATAAGGTTGCCACAGTATATCATTTCAGTTGGTCAGCACTCAGTTGTCAGCATTGTGACACTATGATTGACAAGTACGATTGGAAGTTGTTATAATTAAGTATAACCACTCAATGCAAATGTTGTCAAGAAAAACCATTGAAAACCTTACTGACAAACTCATGGTAGAGGTTGCAAACTATGTAACCGAAGACCCACGTTTTACAGAACTACTGAATGAGTTAGTACCCGAAGCAATCGACCTCGAATTAGGACAGGTTGATGATTACTCAGTAGTTCAGATCATAACATCTATACAGCAACACTTACGTTGTAGTCCGAATCATTCACAAATACATTATCCTCGTTGCCCTCTATGATTACTCTTTTTTCAGTACTCTTAATACTCTTTATACTCACAATAATATGGTATTTAAAAGTATATAATCCCCATTGACAAGTTACTCAGAATGACTTATAATACTCACAGTAACGAGTGGCGAAAGCGACGATTTTTTTACATAAAGAACAATGACACAAGACACTACATATAAGGTCATGAGATTAACTACTGAAGGGTGGACAGAACTTGACCCACTCATGGCAGTTAACCTGACAAAAGAACAATGTGATGCAGTATTACAGAACTGTATCAATGACGGAATCGACTACAGAGAACTCAAAGCAGTTAGAGATAACTAACCTATTCCACCAAGAATCACTCTTAGCAAATGACATACATTCCAAAAGTTAACGATTATGTCGTATGGACTACAGCATTAGGTATGAAACACGAAGGATGGGTTTATTTTGTGGCAAGTCCGTCAGAACCGAAGAAAGGTTGGGCAACCCCTGAGAGATATATCAGTATCGAAATTGCTACAAAACCGAGACCACAATGTGATATATCAACATTTTTGCATAAGAGAATCCACGTTTGCTTATGTTGTTATGAGTCTAATTGGAGTGAGTTGGAGTATATTCGGAGGAGGGTATCGAAGCACGATGACTCAGACCCCGACCAAGTAAGTTATGGTGCATACAAGTCACAGAAATATAGGTACTCAGACCCCCAATAATGGTATAATATGATACAAAAAACCATTTATTTTATATTTTAAATACCTTTATAAATATAAAACTGTTTTTTATTTCGTTTTTATATCTGTAGAGAATCTGTATGTATTCTATGTGGTGTGAGTATAGATTTAAGACCTTATAAATGCTCAGATTTCTTGTGACCTTTGCGAGCATAGCATAAGGACTTCTCTTTGTCAAGTATCAGGATCGCAGAAAATTCACATACTGTAACATTTTTTCACATGAGAACATATATACTACTGTGAGTTTTATAATTCTCGACTAGATTTATGTCAGGGAATCTCGACTAGATTCTTATAAACACTTGACATCTCGACTAGATTTTGCTATTATAATCATATAATCAATCAACAATCTCGACTAGACATGGAGTACGACTACGAGTTCATGTGGGATTACGAGATATCAGTACATGACGATCTCGACGAGAATGTGTACACGCAATACGCAGAACTCGACGAGAACTATGCAAGACGAGAAAGCACCGACTTTCAGACACTAGCATATATGCATTATGCTTGCTGACATCCGCGCACTAGATTATGACCCACCCACACATATGGTGTAACGGATGATACCGCGCACTATCTTATAATATAGCACAAGACGGGCAAGAAGTCAACGGGTCTTGTGACAGTTGTTAAAGTGGCACACCCCCACTTGACAGGGCAAGTTATCATATCCTCATAATAATAAAATTGCGCTGCTTCAGTGACGAAAGTTTATATACAGTCCTACCCCAGACATATTCTTATAATAAAATAAAAATTGATTGAAATCAAGCTGCCTTGTGCCACTTTATAAAGTGTCTACTAGTGGCAGTTTTTTTGTTGAAGACGGGTTAATATAAGAATGTAAAAACATTTTTCAAAAAATGCCAGAGATTTATCATTCAATCGTGTTTGGTATGGGATTCTGGATAGATCAGCAAGGTCTATTCATGTCCGCACCAAGTTATGCAACGGGGGGAGGGTGTGACATGGACAATGCAATTCCCGTGTATGATTGGGAAAACTGGGGAGAACTTACAGAGCATCATCACTCACACTTAGCACACATCGTACAAATGTGTACACTCAAAAGAGATTCACAACAACTTGACCACTATGCGGAGGTATTTTCAAATGTCTAAACCGAATGGAATATGCATCGAACTGACACCAACACAGTTTGACTATCTTTATGAAACAATTATGTTTGCTTATGAGATGGAGGTACCAGAACAAAAGGGATGGGATGTTCAAACCTATGATAATATGGTTGACAACGTTACCAATGGTAAGAGTACCATCCTAAGTGAGGATGTTGCGGGACGGTTATGACAATTTAATTAGTGTCACAAGGGAACTATTAAGTTCCCTTTTTTTGTTTATAATAGGGTATAACCACAAAACGGAGCAATTATGCCTAACTGGTGCAACAACAGAATTACTGTTTATGGAAATGAACAGACAGACAAGATTAAGGAAGTTGAAAAAATATTTGAAAGCAAGACACCATTCAACGACATCTTCCCCCAGCCAGATTGGAAGAACACACCAAACGAGAAGGGAGAATTACCAATCTATGAGGAAATGAAGCACCCTGATGGTTCGGTTGCGTGGGCAACTTATAATTTCCCAGATGGTACAAATGATGATAGATGGTATCATTGGTGCATTGAAAACTGGGGAACTAAGTGGGACGCAGATATTACAGGTCTTGAGGTGTTAGATTATGACACACTCGAAATATCATTTAATACCGCATGGAGTCCCCCAGAGGGAGTTGTAGAAAAATTGCGTGAGAAGTTCCCAGAACTTACATTCCAATGTTTCTATGATGAACCAGGTTGCGAAATTGCGGGATACTATTAAATGGCATATTGTGACAAGTGCGGAAACTTTGACCACACACACGAGGGGGACGAAAGTTCCCCAGATTTCCAGCCAGATTTATATTATTACTGGCAGTACCCATTAGAGGAGGATTACCAGATGCCCAACGGCTTTGAGTGTCTATGCGAAATTTGTTTTGACATTCTAAACGTAGAAGGCAAAATTGAATGGAAGGAGTAGACACTTTAATTAGTGTCACACAGTTTGCCCACACTGTTCAAAAGTGGGTTATATTAAAAGAGTAAACAAAGGAGCATCAATGCAACTAACACCAATCGCATCAAACATGACAGAGGTTGAAACTTCTGAAGCAAGGATTTTATTTTCTTACCGCACACCAGTTGCTGCTTATGTATTTGGAGAGGGATACGTAAGAACAGAAAAGTGGTGGAGTGTAACCACATCACGACACATCAACAAATGGTTAGATGGTGGGACAGCAAAAGAAGTGGCACAAACCTACCTAGACAATTTGGTCTAGGGGGTTATAATGAATATATCAAACGCAATCTTTCTTTACATTCTAATCATCATTCTATTATGAAAAATCCACAAGCACACAGAAGCACAGAAGAGTTAAAGACAATCGTTAAAGCACTTTCAAAACTAAGTCTTTTGAACACACCCGAAGAAAACCAAAGACTTTTCGATTGTCAGCAGGAACTCAAAAAAAGAAAAAGAGAAGATGACTTTATTAATGCACACTTTCAAGTAATTACCTACAGTTAGTGGACAGTTAATTAAGTGTCACATGGGGACTACCACAAGTCCCCAATATCCATTATAATAAAAACATAACAAACAAGGTTTAAAAACTATGTCAACACTACACCACGAAGATATGCTACTTCAGATCTTTGACGAAGTACAGGAAGCATTCCCATACTATGACGAAGAAAAGCAAATTGAGATTGCAAACAACAGATTTCAAGAGTTATGTCAATGATGTACGAATTTGACGGATACGACGAAATCCTAAAATGTTACGAAGGAGTAACCGACCAACACGCAAGCACATCGTTTGAAGTTGGTCTTATGAATGACCTTTATTATCAACTATTCAGAGAGGACTTTTAAATGACAGGAATTGAACTTTTTATACTGATTGGCGGCTGCTACGCACTTTATACAGTGGGCATGGCAATTGCAACCGAAATAGATTATAGGCGAACTGTAGACGAATTGCAAAAGGAGAATGACAGATTAATAAGTGGCACACGCTAACCCCACACCATTCAAAAATCCTTTATAATAAGGATATAACAAACAAAGTTTAAAAACTATGTACACTTCAAAAAGAGTAATCAGACCAAACGACGAAGTAGTCCGTTATTATTGCGATAATGGTTATGGTCTATCGGTTGCATGTCATGAGCATTCTTACGGAGGTAAGGAAGGTCTTTATGAAATTGCACTTTTAAAGGGAGACAAAATACACTACGACGAAGAGTGGACTGACGTTCGCGGGTGGTTAACCAAATCAGAAGTTTGGAGTTGGTTGAAAATTGTTTCAGAATATTAAGTTAATGTTACAGGGACTTTAATTAGTCCCTGATTCCTTTATAATAAACGTATACACCACCACGGAGTTAATTCATGTACACCACTGAACAATTTGACAAGGACGTAGCAGGGTTGAGAGCATTAATCAAAATGTGTGATGATTTGGAGAAGGAGAACAATAAAAAAGCAGATGCCTTGATTAAGCAAATCAACGGAGAAAATGCTTTCTTTTGGAGGGCAAACTAATGAATAAGTTTTACATCGTTGAGAAAATCGGTTTTGATACAAAATTCAAAACCGATGATGAGATCAAAGAGTTAGAGTGGAAGTCTGACAACGGGTTAGGAGTTTGGAGTTCAGAAGGCAAAACCGAAGATGAGAGAATTTCAAAACTCTTTGATAAGGTGCAGGATTACATGGGAGTTTATCTTACATCTCTCTCATACTGTAACAACCGACCCCACCCGCTCACAGCGTTCAAGTAGACAGTTTAAAAACTGTCACACGGGGACTACAAAAAGTCCCCGTTAACCTTTATAATTGTATTATAACCAAAAGGAGTTACTTCATGTTTCAAACAAAACTAAATCTCACAGACACACCAAAAACAGAATATAACGGGTGGGCAGATTGGACAACTTGGAATTGTGCTTTATGGATCGGAGGAGATCAGGGTTTATATGAGATCGCAAAAGAGTGTGAGGACTACCCAGAATTTTTACAATACATCTACGGAGTATTTGAAAATGATGCAACACCTGATGGAGCAGACTGGGGGGAGGCAGATTTAACAGAAATGAATGAGATGATTTCTGAATTGTAAACAATTGTTTCAGGTGCTCGCACTTGGGCACCTGACCCTTTATAATAGTAGTATACAAAACAAATTTAAAAATTATGTTCGATTACAAAATCATTGCTTATAACAAACTTGGTAAAGTTCAAGAGACAGAAAACCTTTTCTGTGCACCTGACGAAATTGATGACGTAATGTACACAATGTCTGAGCAGTATGGATATGCAGAGGCAGTTGACACAATGAACACTCACATGGGTGAGTATGGTGAAAGACCTCTTTCACTTGGTGAAAGAAGATACTGTTAATTAATATTACAAGGGGTCACGGACGACCCCATTTTCCTTTATAATAAGGACATACACCACAAAACAAATTTCAAAATTATGTTACCACAAGTTCAAAGAATTTCAGAAAGAATCCTCAAAGTAGACAACTTTGAAAACGTTGCCCATGTATGTTGCGACTGGGAAGAATTCGTTTTTGAGGTTGCAGAGTGGGGAGTAGACCACATTTGCGGAGTTGATTTTGATGACCTATCTGACGAAGCAATCAAAGAGTTAGACACATTCATTGCTTCGTTCGGTTGCTCTCCAAGTGATCCGCACCCTTGCAGTAAGTACGCAAACCCTATCTTTGCTTAATATGAAGAACTTACACATTGAACACCCAGAAGACACGATCCTTACAGGGGATCTGTCTGTATTAGATGCGTTCTCATCAGACAATCATTACTCAGTAAAGATTGACGGATCACCCGCAATCGTATGGGGGACTAATCCAGAAAACGGAAAGTTTTTTGTTGGTACGAAGTCCGTATTTAATAAGAGAACCCCGAAGGTTAATTATACTGTACAGGACATTGAAAAAAACCATAAGGACTTCGGATTGCAATCAATCTTAATACGTTGTTTGCATTGTCTTCCCCGTATTGGTTTTGAGGGTCGTGTATTTCAAGGGGACTTTATCGGGTTCGGAGGTTATAGGGATTACAAACCGAATGCAATCTCTTATACATTTGCCGAAGTTCAAAACGTGGGAGTCGTGGTTGCACCACATACAGAGTATAAGGGAACAACACTTAAGGACATGAACGCAGAACCCTTAACAGAGAAGTTAGATCCGACAATGTTTGTTCAACCCAATGCGTGGGTTAGTGAGTTGGGTGCAGACAGAGACATTAAGCAGTTAATCGGGTTTGCCCGTCAGATGGCAACAATGGTTGAGTTCGCAACACCCACTGAGGCAAAATATATCAAGCAGGATCTAAACGCATACATTCGTGACGGAGATGAGATAGTTGCGGAGGAGTTCGCAAACTATCAGTTGGTGCGGTTGTGGTTGTTGGTTAAGAGTATAAAAGAACAGTTTATGTACCTTATGAGAGATGACTTTGATGCGGAATGCTTCATAGGTAATGAATACATCTCTGGGGAAGGGTATGTAATGGCAGGGGATCACGGAACATATAAGTTAATAGACAGAGAGGTCTTTAGTCATTATAACTTTAATATCATTCGTTCGTGATACAGCAGTTATGGGGGGTTGATCCCCCCGTATATAAAAACGGGTGGGGAACCTAACCTACAAAGTGTTACGGAAGCGAGATAAATGTGCCATTTTTGATACAAAAATTTTCCCAGGTATAGATACAATCAGAAATGAAAACTGAAATCCACTACATGAAAAAAAATCCCGCAGAAATTTTTACCACCATAGAGACCGATCCGAACACTGGGGAATACTATACCATCATACCCGAATGGATAATGAATGATATGAACTGGTATGAAGAAACAAAACTTAATTGGAATATTGATACAGAAGAAGTAATCGTAACCGAGAAAGATGACTAAAGATAAAACTTATCATATCTACTTACAAGATAAGGTTTTATTCAAAGATTTAAACCCTCATGAGTTCAATATTATATGGGGAAGAATATACAGGTCGTATTTTAAAGAGGACTTAACATACACAGAAATCGACTCAGATTATACAGATAAATTGGTAGAACACTCGTATTAAAAATATAAAGCAATCATTAAACTTGTAAATAATTAGGTTATATGATAATCTGAAAGATAGAAGTTGATATAAAAGTACTTTACAGGAGGATTTATGAGTGGCGACTCAGGATTAAATGAAACTATTGTCTTTTATAGTTCAGAGATGACTATGGCAAAGGCAATTGTCTTAAAGCATAAAGGAATTGAATTAGATTATAAACTATTAAAAGCACTCAAGGAAACCGAACAAAGAAATAAAACCCCCTTTGATTGACAACGTATAGATAATAGTGTATTATATAATTATAATTGAACATTAGTATGGCAAAAGGATTTACTGTTAAATCAGCTGCAGCAAAAGCAAAAAAACAGGCAGACACACCAGAGTGGGATTACGATAAAGCAAAAAGAATGATAGCAGGTAAGACAGTTGTATTCTGTCTACCAGGTCGAGGAGTATCATATACATTTTTAAAGAACTTTGTCACACTATGCTTTGACTTAGTTCAAGCAAAGGCAAGTATACAAATATCACAAGATTATTCATCAATGGTAAATTTTGCCCGATGTAAGTGTCTTGGTGCTAACGTTCTTCGAGGTCCTGATCAGTTACCTTGGGATGGTAAGTTAAAGTATGATTATCAGTTATGGATTGACTCAGATATCGTGTTCAATGTAGAGAAGTTCTATCAGTTAGTCTTAATGGATGAAAAGATTGCATCAGGTTGGTACTGCACAGAAGATGGTAAGACCACATCAGTTGCTCACTGGTTAGATGAAGATGACTTCAAAGGTAATGGTGGAGTTATGAATCATGAAACTCTTGATTCTATCGCAAAAAGAAAGAAACCATTCACAGTGGATTATGCAGGTTTCGGTTGGCTCCTAATCAAGCATGGGGTATTTGAAGATGAGCAAATGAAGTATCCTTGGTTTGCTCCGAAGATGCAAGTATTTGAATCTGGAGCAGTTCAAGACATGTGCGGAGAAGATGTTTCATTCTGCTTAGACGCAAAAGAGGCAGGTTTCCGTATTATGTGTGACCCTCGTATTCGTGTAGGACATGAAAAAACCAGAGTTATATAGTATCTCTCATAAAGGTGAGGTTCTTTATAAAGACCTTTCCAGAGATGAGTATTTTGAGAAGATGCAGGACTTAGCAGATGAGTTCTTTGAGAATGGTACACCGCATCCGCTCGAACTTAAAACAGACGTAAAGAATGTACCAGAAGATTTTAACATAGAGGACTATTAGTAATGGCAAAAACATTTAGCATGGGTGGCAAAACAATCGAAAGTCATCCGAAAAAAACTCGTCAGGGTAACGGAAAACACTCGAAATACTCGGCAACCGCCCGTAACTCGGCTCGTAAAAGACCAAGAGGGCAAGGAAAATAGATGTCTACGTTGATTGCGAATCTACCTTCTTACGAAGTATGGGTAAGAAAAGAGTATTTGACCGATCATAAGAGTGGTCATGGTGAATTTGTGAAAGGAGTTTGGGTATCTGCAAAAAGTATACCTGGTCGTGCCTTTTATTTTGAGACTTATTTACCAGAATATGCTGCAATGTTTGATAAATTGCCAATTTCTGCGTTTACAAGTGACCCTGAGACCCCAAAACCTGATATGACACTGCATAATTTGCAGTTTTGGAACTGTATGGACTATGGAGTCGTTGCAGTTCAGAAGCAATTTATTGGATCTATGCATTATGAGGTCATGACAAGGGATTATGGCAACCAAACTGGTACATATATTTGTACTTTGGACAATTATCACTCAGATGTAGACGCAATTGACTACTCAACAAGTGAACAACCTGCCGAACATAAGTCACATAACCTTCTAGAATTGGATAATGGACAGTTTTGTCTCTATCCAAACAACAGAATGCGTATCTATGATAACAGTATTACACCAGAAACACCAAAAGTACCTGATTTTAAGGTTTCAACAGTATATTATCAGGTAGAAAACGGTCATGATCGTGATGGATTGGGTTCAGAAGAGAATTATTTTTGGAAAACAGCAAAAGAAAGAGCAAAAAAAGACGAAATTGAACCAGAATTAGGATAAATAATAACATTCTTAAAAAGTGTCATAAATAAAACAGGAAAACTCTTGTTAATATGGCGATAAAACGGGTTTCAAGGGCATTTAAGGACATAAGTTTGTCTTTTACCCCCCATCCAATCACAAAAGACCTCCCAATTCTCAAAAATGAGAATGCAATTAAGAAGTCTGTAAGAAATTTAATACAAACTATCCCAACTGAGAGGTTTTTTAACTCAGCATTGGGATCTGAGGTACGTGATAGCCTGTTTGACTTTGTAGATTTTGGTACTGCATCAGTAATTCAGAGCCAAATTGAAATTACACTTGAAAACTTTGAACCTAGAATAGATAATGTAACAGTTGAGGTGCAACCAAGACCAGATACGAACGAATTTGAAGTATTTGTGTTCTTTAATATTATTGGACAGGATCTTCCGACACAAGAATTCACATTCATGCTCGAAGCAACAAGATAAATGCCTTTTACTAAGTTTACAAACCTCGATTTTGATCAAATTAAGACCTCTATCAAGGATTATCTCCGTGCAAACTCTGAATTTACAGATTTTGACTTTGAAGGGTCTAATTTTTCGGTTTTAATTGATACTTTAGCATATAATACGTATATTACAGCATTTAATTCTAATATGATTGTGAATGAGTCGTTCTTAGACTCTGCAATAGTGCGTGAAAATGTTGTTTCTCTTGCAAGAAACATTGGATATGTGCCGAGATCAAGATCTGCTGCACAAGCAACAGTATCTTTTGATGTTACAACCTCTGGAAACACACCAACAATCACTCTTCAAGCTGGTTTGGTATGTGTTGGATCACAAAATGATACTTCATATGTATTTTCAATACCAGAGAGTATTACAACTACCACAACTCAAAGTTTTGATGCAAATGGTAATGTAATAAGTAGCACTGGATCATTTAGCAGTATAGTTGTATATCAAGGATCATATCTAACTAAGACTTTTACAGTAGATGGGTCACTTGATCAAAGATTTTTACTTGAAAATTCATCCATTGATACTTCAACCATTAAAGTTTATGTAAAGGGTGCTTCTGATACTGGTTTAGGAAGAGAATATCGTAAAGTAGACAATATATTAAACATTACTGATACATCAGAGACATATTTGATACAAGAGATTACCGATGAAAGGTATGAATTACTTTTTGGTGATGGAGTTTTTGGTAAAAAGTTGGAAAATGATGCAGTAATTACTGTTTCTTACATAGTTACTGATGGAGTTGAAGGAAATGGTTCTGCTTCGTTTAGTTTTGCTGGTAGTGTGACATCCTCATCAAATCAGATAGTACTACCATCAACTACACCAATCATTACAACAATCTCATCGGCAGCTAACGGAGGTAACATTGAATCAATTGACTCTATTAAGTACTTTGCACCCAGACTTTATTCGTCACAGTACAGAGCAGTTACATCAAGAGATTACGAATCTGTAATACAGCAAATATATCCCAATACTGAATCAGTTTCTGTCGTTGGTGGTGAAGAATTAGATCCACCAGAATTTGGAACTGTTTTTATAACAATCAAACCAAAAAATGGTGAATTTGTATCTGATTTTGATAAACAATCTATCTTATCCAACTTAAAGGGATATACATTAGCTGGTATTAATCAAAAAATACTTGATCTCAAATTATTGTATGTTGAGTTAGATTCTTTTGTATACTATGACCAATCAAAAGTTACAACAGTATCAGAATTAAAAACAAATATTATAAATGGACTTATTACATATGGTTCATCTACTGATATTAATAAATTTGGTGGAAGATTCAAGTATAGTAAATTAGTAAATGTAATTGATAATATTGATGAAGCAATTACGTCAAACATAACAAGAGTAAGAATTAGAAGAAATCTAAAAGCACTTACAAACCAATTTGCTCAGTATGAGTTATGCTATGGTAATAGATTTCATATAAACCCAGAGGGTAAAAATATAAAAAGTACAGGATTTACAATTCAAGGTCAAACTGATACGGTATATTTTACCGACATACCTAATAAAAACACTGATGGGACATTAGATGGAAGTGGTAGGGGTATTATAGCAATTGTCAAGGGTGATAATGAACTATCACAGGGTCAGTTAATTGTTGCTTCTGCTGGAATAGTTGATTATGTTCGTGGAGAGGTAATAATATCAACTGTTAATATAACGTCTACACAACGATCAAATAATATTATTGAAATTCAAGCATTTCCTGAGTCAAATGATGTTATTGGATTAAAAGATTTATATCTCAGTTTTGCGGTTGGAGATAGTACCATAAATATGGTTAAAGACACAATTACTTCTGGTGAACAGATATCAGGTGTCGGATATAAGGTTACATCGAGTTATGCAAATGGAGCACTTGTAAGAGGATAATATGATAACCACTGGAATTGATAAAAGAGTCAAAGTCCAACAGATAATTGAGAACCAAATACCTGAGTTTTTAATATCTGAAAGTCCAAAGGCAGTAGATTTTCTAAAACAGTATTACATATCCCAAGAATATCAGGGAGGTCCGATTGACCTCACTGATAATTTAGATCAGTACATAAAATTAGATAATTTAACACCCGAAGTTGTTGTTGGGGAAACAAAACTAACAAGTGATATTACAATCACTGATACCACTGTAAATGTTATTAGTACTAAGGGATTTCCAAATGAATATGGTCTTTTTAAAATTGAAGATGAGGTTATAACATATACTGGAATCACAACTAATAGTTTTACAGGATGTATTCGTGGTTTTAGTGGAATCACAACATATCATCAAGATAACAATCCATCAGAATTAGTATTTTCAGACACAACAGCAACAAATCATGAAAATGATGCAACTGTTGTAAATTTAAGTGCACTTTTTCTTAAAGAATTTTACAAAAAGACAAAAAAATTACTTACACCTGGTTTAGAGAATGTAAATTTTGTTAATAACCTTGATGTGAGTAATTTTATTAAAAATTCAAAATCATTATATCAATCAAAAGGTACAGAAGAGTCATTTAGAATATTATTCAACGTATTATATAATGAAACACCTAAAATTATAGATTTAGAGCAATATTTAATTAAACCATCAACAGCAGAATTTATAAGGAGAGAAGTAGTTATTGCAGAGGCACTTTCTGGCAATCCTATTCATTTAGTTGGTCAAACTATCGTAAAATCATCTGATATTGCGACAAGAGCATCAATATCCGAAGTTGAACCATTAACAAGAAGAGGAAAGGTATATTATAAGATTGGTTTATTTGTTGGATTTAATGATGTTGATTTAATTGAAGGTACATTTGGTGTAACTCCTAAAACAAAGGTGATTGGAAATGTTTCAGCAGGTTCTTCTGTAATTACTGTTGATTCAACTGTTGGATTTGGAGCAACTGGCACATTAGTATCTGGAATAAGCACAAATATCTATTATAGTGATAAATCAGTCAATCAATTTTTTGGATGTCAGAATATTGTAGGAATTATATCAACTACTGATGATATTAGATCTGATGAATACTATTATGGTTACGAGGGTGGTGATTTAACCAAAGAAGTAAGATTAAGATTAACTGGTGTTTTATCTAAGTTTGTTCCAACATCAGATATTCGTTTATTAACACAAGGTGAAAATATAACAGTCAGAAATGTTGGTGAAAAAATATTAAATCCATCCGAGGATAGAACAAAGAAACAAATATTTGCAAACTCTTGGATTTACAACACTTCTTCAAGATTTGAAATTAAAAATATATTTGGAGCTAATATTGTTTTATTTACAAAGGATATTGATAAATCAAGTTTAAAGATAGGTGATAATATTGAAGTATTATTCCAAAATGGGGAAGAAGTAGTTGCTACTGGTACAGTTGGTAATATTGATAAAGATACATCTACCATTTCAGTAAACAACCTGACATTATTATCAAATATTACAGTATTACCAGATCCAAATCGTTTTTATGATTTAAGAAGAGTTATTAATCGTGCTTCAAGTACAAAAACTGACATGGATTTTGGTCAGAATATTCTCACATCAGATATAACTAATGTTTACAATGAAAATAATGAAAATTTTTATGTTGCATCTAATTCATTACCATCATATCAAATAACCACTGAATTACCAAAATCAATTTTACCAGAAGCTGTTGCAGGAAATGAATTACCAAATTCTGGATATAATCCCAATACTTTAAGATATAGTATCTTATCTTTTCCAAATCCAGTACCATTCATAACTGGTGATGAAATTTTTTATACCGCACAAGGAACAGCCATACCAAATTTACCAGAAACTTCATATTTTGTTGAAGTTTTATCGAATGGAAACCAAATAAGATTATATCGTTCTAGATCATTTATTCCAATAGCAGATTTTGTAGAGTTTGAAGCATTACAACCAGGAACTGGGACACATACCTTCTCACTTGTTGGAATCCTTGATCAAGAAATTGCATCACAAAAATTATTTAAAAAATTTCCTCTTAATCCAGATTTAGTAAATTCTACATCCGTAAAGACAAATCCAGGATCAACAGGGATGTTAATTAATGGTGTTGAGATAAAAAATTATAAATCAGACGATAAAATATTTTTTGGACCATTAAATAAAATTACATTATTAAATGGTGGAAAAAATTATGATATTATAAATCCACCAGAAATTACATTATCAAGTCCAGGTATTGGAAATACAACAGCTCTAATAAGACCAGTAATTACTGGTAGTGTAACCAAAGTTCAAGTTGATCCACAAAAATTTGGTATTCATAGAGTATTATCAGCGACAATTGAAGGTGGTAATGGTAGTGGAGCGATATTAGAACCAGTATTAGCAGAAAGAAAAAGAGAATTGAGTTTTGATGCTAGATTATTATCAGAATCTGGTGGTGTTGATAATGTAGACGAAACAATAACATTTCAAGATAGACATAATATTGTAAGTGGTCAACCTTTAATATATGATCGTAATAATAACCCACCTCTTGGTATTGGAACCGTAGGTAATGATTCTGGAACATCAGTAGTTGGTGTAGGAACTACAACCCTTGTAAACACTGCCACATACTATCCAGAAGTCATAAATCCAAGCACTATAAAATTATATCAAACATTAGGTGATTATAGTGCAGGTATAAACACTGTTGGGTTTACTACAACTAATAAAATAGGTGTTCATAAATTTAAATTATTTTATGATGAAAAAACTTTAAAGGATATCCGAGTATTAAATGGTGGAAGTGGATATGAGAATAGACAAGTGTTTGTCAAACCAGTGGGGATCAATACAATAACAAATGTAATTCATTTTGATAATCATGGATTTAATAATGGTGATAAAATTGTATATCAAACTGCTGTTGGTATAGGATCTACATTA